TTTTTATAATGGACATAGTTTACATCTGCCGTAAAGGCGATAACGAAGAACTACGCTACTCTATTCGATCTGTTGAAAAGAACTTTCCTGGACAAAAGATTTGGGTAGTTGGCTACAAACCTGACTGGTACAATGGACCATTCCTATCTGTTCCAGATACATCTACCAAGTTTAACAATATTCGTTTAGCCTTGCTTGAGGTGTGCAACACGCCAGAGATATCTGATGATTTTGTTTTTATGAATGACGATTTCTTTTTAATCAAACCTATTAATAAGTTTATTACTTATAGTGGTGGCTTGCTTGCTGACAAGATTAATAGATACCGCCAGATAAATCCCACTGGAACATACCTGATCTCTCTAAAGCAAACGTTTCGTTATCTGAGAAGCCTTAAAATAAAAAGCCCAATCGATTACGATATTCATGTTCCAATGGTATTCAACAAGAAGAAACTGCTACCAATTGCTTATATGCAATTTCAGACCAGGTCTTTATATGGCAACCTTTTGCAAATAGCGTCAGAGACGATTACAGACGTTAAGAGGTATGACTCTGGCAGTTCAATGAGCATCCTGTCCTACACCAAAAACGAGTATCCGTTTCTTTCTAGTGAGGATAAATCTTTTGAAAAACTCAAGAGCGATCTTCTCGAAGAGATGTTTCCAACTCCTTCAAGATACGAAACTATTTAAATAGAGAAAAACTTTCATCTTCAGTAAACCACATAGGAATAGTGTACCTTACCTCTGGTATGCTAAGTACCTGGTGTGGACCAGTATCCTGAGAAGTAAATATGACTAGGTCTCCAGCCTCTGGCTTAATCGTGTACCCTAGTTTTGGAAAGTCCAACTCTCCACCAGATGAAAGTGTGTTTAGATAAAGGACAACGCTATACTTAAAATGCATGTTGGCTCCCTGATCGTTGT